TGGCTCCAGGTTCAAATACCTGGACACCTGCAACTTATGAAAGTACGACATGGCAGAAAGCCGCCTAACTTTTACTGAGTGGTTGCCAGACCAGCCTGGGTCTGTAGGAGCGCTGACTCTTGCTGAGAACGTATATCCCAAGGCCATCGGCTACGGGCCATTCCCAGAGGAAGAGGACTACTCTCAGGCTGCGAGTGAGAACTTGGTCTCTGTGGTGGCTGCGAAGAATAACACCGGAACCACGACTATCTTTGCGGCAAGCCCTACGATTCTGTTTCTGTTGGACTCTTCTGACTTGAGTCTGGATAACGTGTCTGGCACGACTTATGACCAAGCTGAACGTTGGTACTTCACCCAGTTTGGGAATACCCTGATTGCTGCTGGATCACCCAACACTCTCCAGGCTTACGACCTGACCACAACGGGTACGTTTGACGTGCTCGATGCTGGCGCACCCAAGGCCAAGTATGTGACGGTTGTCCGTGACTTTGTGGTGACGGGGAACCAGCCAACCTACCCGACGAGGGTGCAGTGGTCTGGGATCAACGATCCGACGACATGGACGAGTTCTGCGGTTACTCAGTCTGACTTCCAAGACCTGCCTGACGGTGGTGAGGTTCGAGGGGTGACGGGCGGGGAGTTTGGCCTAGTACTCTGCGAGCGTTCTATTTACCGGATGTCCTATGTTGGGACACCTCTTGTATTCCAGTTTGACAACATCTCTCGGAACCTTGGGTGCTACGAAGGCAACTCTGTCGTTCAGTGGCAGGGTATTACCTACTTCCTGGCAGACGATGGGTTCTACGCATGCGACGGGCAGCAGGTAGTGCCGATTGGCGCTGAGAAGGTCAACCGATACTTCTACACGAGACTCTTAGAGGCCCAGATACAGAATATGTCTGCTGCGGTAGACCCAGAGCGCAACTTGATTGTGTGGGGCTATCCGGTGCTGGATAACACTTATGAGCTATTGGTGTATCACATCGTCACGAAGCGCTGGTCTGTGGTCGAGTCTTCTGTGTCAAGGATTGCATCCTCCTCAACTCCTGCGGTGAATTTGGAGGGATTGGACGCATATTCTGCAAGCATTGATGCGCTTGGAACGTCTCTGGACTCTCGTATCTGGCTCGGAGGTAAGTTGAGTCTTGCTGGGGTATCTGGGACGAAGATCATCACGTTCTCTGGCGCAAACAAGACTGCCGTTATCGAGACCCCTGACATCGGGGACGGTAAGCAGACGATGGTGACGCTGGTTAAGCCTTATGTGGATGGTGGTAGTGCGTCGGTATCAGTAGCAAGCAGGCAGACCCTCGCAACCACGCCCAGCTTTGGTAGTTTGGCTGCTGCAAGCTCAGAGAACAGGGTTGCTTTAAGGAGCGTCGGGAAGTACCATAGATTTCGGGTAGTTCCCTCTGGAGAGTGGGAAACTGCCATTGCGATTGATGTAGATACTTCGCCTGCGGGGATGCGATGATGTTCCGTAGGCTCCCCCCGATGGGAGGCGACCAGAGATCGGTTGCAGAGATTCTCAACGGGGTGATGGATGGCAAGACCAACAACACTGGGACGATTACCCTAGCGACTGGCAATGCCACCTCCACGACTCTTTACGATGCTCGTATCTCAATAGATACAAAGATCGTTCTCATCCCCTTTTCAAGTGCTGCGTTCAACGACACTGCGCCCTATGGTGAGTTTAGGAACGACACTGACCAGTTAGCTCCAAGCACGGGAACGAGTGCTGTAGTCAACTGGGACGCAACAGAAGAGTCAAACGGGGTCTATCTTTCTAACACGACTCGGGTCAATGTTCGCAACGCTGGGACATATCAGGTTAAGTACAGTCTTCAGCTACAGAATGCCAACAATGACGGGCAGTACGCAGATGTGTGGATGCGAAAGAATGGGACTGACATTGCGAAAACTGGAAGGCGGTATTACATGCCTCCTCGCAAGAGTTCAACAGAGTTCTCGCACATTGTCGGTGTAGCTGAGTATGTAATTGAACTTGCTGCTGGTGACTATGTTCAGGTAGCTGGGGCGGTGAGTAGCACAGACGTGACGCTAGAGCACTTTGATGCTGATGGCGCAGTGCCTAGACCTGCGATCCCTGCGGCTACTCTTTCCGTACAGTTTGTCGCACCCTTGGCTTACTCGAATGTTTATGTATCTGCTCAACAGAGTGGGCAGGCAACGATCTCTCACTACGCTAACTCAACGTCTGACAAGACTTACGCTTATATCTTGATAGGATAGAAAATGGCAATCACGCTTCCTCTTTCATTGCAGTCTGGCACTCCTGAGCAGAAAGCTCGTGCCTACGCAACTCTTCGGAACCAGAACTACACTGATGCTCAGATTGTTGAGGCGATTAATCGTCAGTTTGGTACTCAGACTCCTGAAAACATTGCCTACCTTCAGCAGTTAGCGCAGCCATTTATTACTCGTCAGTCTGCCGTGACCTTCCCCACGACTGTCACTAGCATGTCTGAGCAGGAGAAGATTGATCTTTACAAAAATCTTCGAGGCCAGGGGTTCTCTGACGCAGACATCCGTGCAAGGGCTTCTCAGCAGTTTGGGATTCAGTCTGATGCTGACTGGAACTATCTGACAAGCAAGGCAAATGCTACCCCAACCCCCACGCCTACTCCTACGCCTACGCCTACCCCTACCCCTACTCCTACTCCAGCGCCAGGAACAGTTCCATCCGGCAGTCTTACAGACCCATTAGCTGCTGCTGGAACTTCTAAGATTGATCCAGTTATTGCCCCTTATCTATCAGAGGCGCTAGGCCGAGCTAGGTCTCTGTTCCTGACAGGCCAGCAACCCACCCTCTATCCAGGGCAGATGTATGTTTCCCCCAGTGAGCAGACTCTTACTGCGCTCTCCTCACAAGAGGCGCTCGCAAGGGCAGCACAACCTACGCTACAGGCCGCACAACAAGCCTACATGCAAGGGCTAGGTGGCCTCTCTGCAACGGCACTTGGTGGCTTCCTGACGGGTTCACCTTACCAACAACAGATGATTACCGCAGCAGCCCGTCCGTTGGTGCAGCAGTTCTCTGAGTCGGTGGTTCCTGGCATTTCCTCACAGTTCTCTCGTGCAGGGCGGTACGGATCAGGAGCAATGGAGAGGGCGCTGGGAACGGCATCGGAGTCGTTTGGTCGTGCGCTAGGTGATGTGACTGCAAACATTGTCGGACAAGACTACGCTCGTGAGCGAGGCTTCCAGCAACAGGCCATTGGCGCACTCGGGACTGCTGCTCAACAGGCTCCCCAGATGTTTGCCCAACAGTTCCTACCCTCTCAAGCTCTGGCTCAAGTTGGCGCACAGAGAGAGGCGATTGCAGGTCAACCTCTACAAGAGGCCATCCAGCGTTACAACTTCGCACAACAGTTGCCTTACTCGCAACTCTCTGGGTATCTATCGAGTGTCTACGGAAGCCCTCTGGGGAATCTTCAGCAGATGCCCAACACCCAGAACTCAGCACTGCAAAACATTGGTGGCTTCTTAACGGGTGGCGCTGCAATACTGGGTGCGCTGCCTTCTAACACCAGAACTCAATTTGGTAACTGGCTCGGGGGGTTGTTCGGATAATGGCATACACCAACATTCGGGTTGTTCCTGGAACGCCAGAGAGTCTAATTTCAAGTGACGAGGCTTTCGTACCCACTCGATATTTTGGTATTGACTCTGAGACCGGAGAAGAAGTAGAGCTTCTCAGTACCAAGGATTACTACGCTGGATTTGGCCCTGAAGGTTCTGCATTCATCGCAAAGCCCAAGGGTGACTGGTACAGGTCTGACTCTGGAATCTTCAAGCCTTTTGAGGCCGTTGACGCAGAGGGTAATGTCATCGGCACTTGGAACTTAGCAAAGAATGAACTAAGTGACTTTGCCAAGTATGGCGGTGCGGCTATTAAGACTGCCGCTGCGATCCTTGCAGGTCAGGCGCTCATGCCATCTATTACCGAGGCATTGGGGCTGCCCACTGACCTGTTTGGTACTACACAGACTATGCCTGCTGGTGTGGATTCAATGACAATTGCTGATGCTACTCAGTTGGCATCGCAGGGTCTAAATCCTCAACAGATTTCACAGATTCTTGGTCAGCAATACGCACTCGATCCAACCATAGCGTCAAAGATTGCTCAACTCGGATTCGACAATGCTTTTGCTGCGCTAGACGCTACACGCCTTGCCGAGATCACTACAGACCCCAATGCAATCCAGCAGAACCTTATTGCGGCAGGGATTGATCCAAGCATTGCAGCAGACTTGGCACAACAAGCTGCACTTGGATTAGATGCGTCTACCATCGCCAATGACCTTGCGAACTTTTACCAAGGTTCGCCTGTATACACCAATGCAGGTCTGCTAGAGGGTGGCTCTACACTCGATAAGTTCGGCAAACAGATCAGCACCATCTCCTCTACTGGGAATGCGGTGAATCTTGTAGACCTTGCCAAAGGTGTGAGCAATATCGCAGACGCACTCAACCCAACTCAGCAGCAACCTGTCGTTATGGGTGGTGGTGGTCGCCCACAGGGTGTGGACTTCTCTAATATTCTCGGACTACTGACAGGTAAGGCATCTCTGTTACCCGCAGCACAACAATATCAAAGAGGGCTATTAGGCTAATGGATGAACTACTACAGGGCTTGCTCGGGCCTGAGAGATACGAGCGCACATCTCAGCAGGCAAACCTTCAGGGATTGATGAATCTCGGTCAGGCATTGATTCGTGCTGGTCAGGGTGGTCAAGGAGGTCGTGTAAGCACCCTAGCGGGATTGGGTATGGCTGCACCTGCGTACATGCAGGGAAGGCAGCAAGCGTTTGAGCAGACTCTGCAAGACATCCTTCGCCAGACTCAAATACAAGACCTGCTACGCCAGAGACAAGAGCAAGAGGCCGCAAGGACTCGTATAAAGCAAGTGCAGGAGTTGGCAAAGAAAGCATTTATCCCAACAATGGGAGAAGCGCAAGCCACAATTCCAACTGAAACCTACGAGAATGTGCAGACCACAGTTCCTGTTGTTACTGGCATGCAAATTAACAGAGAGTTGCTGCCTGCTTTTGCTGCGCTTGGTCAAGAGGGTATGCAATACGCAACTCAACTCGCTCAATTCCAGAAAGTATTGCAACCAGGGTTTAAGATTGAAAAGCGTAAGGCTGCATCCGGTGCTGAGGAACTTGTTAAGATTTATGATGATGGCACTGTTGAGACAATCGGCAAGGGTGTCAGCGATATCAAGCCAATTACTTTTGATGACCCGACTCAAGGTTATATTAGTCTGCGTTTTGGTAAACCATACGAACAACTAAGTCCAAGCGAAAAGCAAGAAGTCATTGCTTTTCAAAACGCACCCAATGCTAAAGATATTGCCGATGTGGTTGCTCAAGCTGCAAGACTTAAATTTGAGACTGGTCAAGTCATACCTGTTCCAAGGTCTCGTGAGGACTTTTTGCGTGCAGCACAGGCTGGTGTAAAGCCAAGCGTTCCAGCATCACCAACTGAACCGCCTAAACTTCCCACTGTTCCAGCTAGTGTTGCTACAAAACCAATTGGGCCTAAAGAAGCTCCGCTGATTGAAAGTGTTGCAATCCCTGAAAAAATGAAACAAGAGATGGCCTTAGCTAAGCCAAAACAAATGGCTGCGGTGGAGAGCGTTGTGAACACGAGTCGTCGCATGCAACAGACGATTAATGAAATCCTTAACAATCCAGGCTTTAATGACGCATTCGGACTTAGCGGAACTATTATCTCGTCCATTCCTGGTACAGACGCTGCAAGAGTAAAGGCGTTGTTAGAGCAACTTGGCGGAACTCTGTTTATTGATGCCATTACCGCTATGCGTAACGCATCTCCAACGGGAGGAGCAGTTGGTGCGGTAACCGAAAAAGAGGGCGACAAGCTGCAAAGTTCTCAGGCTGCTCTCAAGCAAGCTCAAAAGCCAGCAGATGTTCGCAAAGAACTCCAAAAGCTACTTGAGATGCTGAAGTTCCAAGAGCAGGGTGTTGTGAATGCGTTTAATCGCACATACGGGGCAGGTGAGTTCAACCTTATGCAACCAAAAGCACCTGAACCGCCTGCTGGACGCAAACCTCTTGGCGACATCTTTGGGGGTCGATAATGGACTTGAGAGAACAAGTTAACGCTGCTCGTCGCCAGGGATACACCGACGATGAGATTGCCAATTACATTGGTCAGCGTGACCCTCGATTTAACGAAGCATTAAAAGAAGGTTACTCTGCCTCTGAGGTGTTAAACTTCGTAGCGCCTCCAGCAACCACTGGAGAGACTATGCAGCGCATGGCTGGCGTTGCAGGTCGTGCTGCCCTTCCTTATGTAAGTACTGCTGCTGCGGCTTCACCACTTGGCCCGATTGGTGTTGTAAGTGCATTACTTGCACAGGGTCTGTCTGACCTTGCAATTAGTGCTTACAACAACTTTTACCCAGATCAGAAGATTCCAACAACATCGGAAGGCATTCGCATGCTTTACGACAAGATTGGAATGGGTGGCATAAAGCCTGAGACTCGTGGCGAGAGGATGGTTGAGGCTGGAACAGAAGCATTAGCTGCTACTGCGCCAATGGTTAAGGCGGGTCAACTTCTGTCTGCAAGTAGAACTGCTCCTACTGGAGCTAGGGCAGTCGGTGAAGAAGTGTCTCGTGCGCCAATTGGTCAAGTAATTGCTGCGCCTGCTGCTGGTGTTTCTAGTCAGTATGTCGCTGAAGTCACTCAGAACCCTTACCTTGCGTTGGCAACTGGTCTTGGCGTTGGCAGTGCTGCCGGAGTCCGTCCTCGTTCCAAGGGCGCTGCCCCAACAAAAGATGAGTTCCAAGCGCAGATTGACCAAAAGTATGCGACATTGAACCAGTCTGGTATTCAAGTCGATGACGCAGCTTTTCGTGCCGGTATGTTTGATGTTGTTAAAGACCTTCGTAAAGAGGGATACTCACCAACTGATACACAGAACTTTGGTCGCATCACCAGTTTGATTGATGACCTTACGACTAATCAACAACCCAAAGACATCGTTGAGTTGCAAGCAATTCGCAAGCAGATTACTGCATCTGCAAGCCCTTCTGAGCCTACGCAGTATCGGATGATGAAGATTATCCGTGATCGATTTGACGATTGGGTTCTTAACCTACCGAAAAATAAATTTGT